CCTAATGTTGTTGCTGCTGTTCCAATATCTGTTCCAGCTTGTGTTAATAAGGGTTGAGCTAATCCTGCTGCTGTTGCAGCTCCTGTTAATTGACCTCTAACATTTCCTAAAGTTGTTCCTGCTGCTTGTCCATAATTAGCGAATTGATTAGCTAAATTTTGACCAGCAGTTGCTTGTTGTCCTGCTAAACTACCTAAACCACCAGCAATATTACCGAGTTGACTTGCAGCTCCAGCTTGTCTTCTTTGTTGTTGTTCAAAAGCATTTTGTGCTTGCTGTTGTGCGTTCTGAAAACCCTGTGATCTAAGCTGACCCGCGGTTCGTGCTTGTTGATCCAAGATGTTTCTGTTTACCTCTGCCTGTTGTAGAGCTTGTCTACTGCCACCAAAAGCACCTGCGCCTACGGCTTGAGCATCAACGCCACGTTTTTGTATATCACCCTGACGCTGTATGTCGGCTAAAGCCTGTTGTACCACGGCACCTTCATAAGGGTCCATGAACCTTTGGTATGATGTTGGATCATATTCTTGGGACAATCCTGACAACCCTGCTATCCCTTGCTGTGCAGAAGTCATGCCCATGTCACGGCCTAACATTCCACTAGCTATTGCAGGATCTACCGCACCCGCTATCCCTGTTCCAATAACATCACCAACACGTTGTCTTGCAAGAGCTTGAGAATTTGCCAAGTCTGTTCCCGCTCCTGCTAAGTTTGCCTGACTTGCATCCAAAAGTTTTTGATAAGCTGCTATGCCTGTTCCGCCCTTGCCGTAATAATCAGACACACGATCAAAGGCCCCACTTTGCAAACCAGTGAAACCTGCTACTTTACTTTGAGGTAAGGTTATGCCTTTATCAGCTAGTTCCTTAGCAGATTTTAGTAGGCCAATTCTATACGCTTCTATTTCAGGGGTTTCACCAACCTGTTGTATGACGGTTTCTGTTGCCATTATGCCATCGCCTTTCCACGTTGTTCTAGATTACGCATGACACCATACATATTGTTTATACCTTTGTTCATGTCACCACCACCTAAACCTTTAACAGCATCGGTAGTCATCACAAACTCTCCAGGCATCAACATGGCTCTCACGCTATCTTTGTTTGGTATACCTTCGTCAGGCATAATACCGCCTACTCGTCTTGGAAATATCTCGCCACCTTCAGCTACATTCTGCGTGAAGACAGGGGGATCAAAGGGAATTTTTGGACGGTAATACGGATACTTAGAATCTACTGTCGGATCCCCTTCAATATAAATCGGTTCTAGGTTTGCAACATTATATATATCAGGATTTTCATCGTAAACGTCCATACCTGTTCTTGCAGGGTCACCCTCTTCTTCTTCAGGTGCGTCAAAAAAACCTGTTGCAGCTCCTACGGCTGTTCCTGCGGCTAGTAAAGGTCCATACTTTCCTATAACTCCAGGGCTTAACTCAGCTGCTTTTTTAAGAGCTTCCTGATATAAAACACTATCTTTACTTAAAGTAGATAAATCAATCTTAGGATTTTGTGCTTTTAAAACATCTATAGCACTAAATTTTTTTCCACCTGTAAAAGCATCTACATACTCACCTTGTTTAAAACTTTCTACGGGACCTACTTTTTTAAGAGTTTCACCCATTGTAACAGGCTTTTTAGCTTTAACGCTGTAATTCTTAACATCAGGATACATGTTTTCGGCTTTGGTACCGTCATATAAAGTAGTGCTATCTGTTTTTGGTTCAACAAGATCTCTAAGACTTGGTACGCTAGTGTTTTGTAACGGAGCAAAACTTCCTTGAGAAAAAGCATTTCCTATGTTGCTAGTTCCCATGCTTACATCAGCAGCAATGTTTTCTCCAAACCCTCCAATACCTGATTTAGGACCAGAAAACCCTGCAGTAAGAGCGCCCGTAGCTCCACCAACTAAAGCAGATTTAAACGCATCTTTTATAGTGCCACCTTGAACCAAGGTACCAATACCTGCACCAAGTGCAGCTGAATAAACCTGACCTAATCCTGGGGCAAAGTAATTAAGAGCCATAGGTATGATAAGAGGGGCGGCCTTCTTTAAAGCCTTTCCAACACCTTTAGCTATCTTGCTTACAGATTTAAATAACTTTTTAAAGAAAAACTCTGGTAATCCTGTGGTTGGGTTTACGCTGTTCTTAACTTCACCAACAACATATCTTTCAGGATCTTCTACACCTAGTTCTCTTAGATGTTTAAATATACTTTCTTTTAATTCTGGGTTCTTCTCAATCAAGGCCCGTGGGACGATGAGCTCGCCTGTTTCAACGTGAGCCACAGTGTCATCACCATAACGACCAAAGTTAGCCATTTTTTTACCAACATCTGAGAACTGAGCAATACCGTTAGTACCGAACTGCTCTTGAAGCTCCTCCGTCTCTAATCGCTCTATCTGCTCGTCCGTCATTACAAAATCTGCAATTCCGCCAGCTGGTATCTCTTCTGTTTTTAAATTTGCAGTCATGCCTAATACCTTACCATGAAAGTTTTAGTTGTTCAATCCTATATAATAGCACTCGTAGTAATTCTTTGTTTCGTAAATTCTTGTATACTAGCCACCACATGTAGCCTATTTGCCGTGGCTGCCGTAGCCGTTAAAATTTCTCCGCTCTGTAAAACTAAATCTCTTGTCAGTAACTCTATGGATGTATTAGCTGCTACAGCTTTAACCTTGAACAAACTAAAAACAGTTGTGTCATTAGTTAAAGTAAGCGTTATCGTATCGGCATTGCCACTATCTTCTGATACCAATATGGATGTTACAATAGATGCGTTAAAGTCTGCATCACTTGGAGCCGTGTATAAAACCGTTGCACCCGTTGTAGTCAAGTCTAACTTGGCATTAGTAAGTCCTTGAATATATTGTGGAATACTGGTTATTAACATTATCGTCTACCGTCCTGTCTTACATCGATACGAGGTGACCCTAATTTCCATTTACACCCTAAAGCATCAGAAGCTACTCGTAAAGCAAATGATCTACCTCTGACCCTAACATCTAATTTTTCTGTAAAGGCCTCCACAGGAGATGTGCTGGTTCTGCTCGTAGTACCCTCGTCTGTGTCTGTAAAATTTACTCCAGGAAAATTACGCGCTTTTAATGTAAAGGTAGCATTTGGAGAACTCAAAGCGCTAGATCCGTTGAAAGTTATGTCAGGTATAATTCTTTTGATAAATGCAAATTTTTCACCGTCAGCTATATCAATAGGAGCAGACTCTATAAAAGAAGACATGGCGGATCCATCATCATCAAAACCAATCTCATGGTTATATAAGTAGCCCGCACCCGCTGCAATAGGATTGGCCCGTAAGCCGCGATCTATCCACGCATCTCTAGCTAACGTGCCATAATACCAAGTGTTGTCTGCATAATTAAATATGACATAGTTACTATTAGTTTCACTACTTGCGCTCGGATAGAACCAGATAACCTCACTAAACTCGCTGTTAACGCCGCCAAAGACTTTTTCTAATTGACTAGTGTTTATGTCTAGAAATACTTTGTCTTTAACAGTGCACGGTATTTGTTGTGTTCGACCCCCAGAATATATGTAAAAAGTATCTCGTCCCATCCAATATACGGTATCTTCTACTGCAACAGCAGCCTTCGGACTTATAATCGTGATGTTCTTAGACAGTTCTTGCAGACCAAACGTAAATGGAGGTCCTATAAATTTCATCGCATGGAGTGTTTTGTCTGTAAAAATTAAAATGGCCTGCTTGGTTTCTACTGCTTGTATGAACTCCGATCCACCACCTAATCTTAAATCACCCGCCGTGTTAGTAGCTGTAGGTGTCCAGTCTACTAAAGATTCTTGACTAGAGAAACGTACCAACAAAGGATCTTGTATTGTCGTTCCAAGTGTGTTTGCACCAAAAGCAATGACGTGCCTGTCTTGGTCAGATACCATAATCTGTTTAGCTATCGTAGGTGTGTTACTTGCACCTGCCTCAGTAGAAATCTCTACCGCTCTGCTAGTCAAGTTGTCTGATTTATCCCAATAATATATCTGTCCATCTCTTGGATTAATAAGTAAGTCTTCTCCAAAATTATCGTGTGACCATAATCTTAACTCACTCGTAGTTGTAACACCACCAGCCGAGGCTATACCCCATCCTGTAAAATCAGAAGCAGTGTTATCATTGCCTTTAGCTAATCGAACAAGAGTATTATCATCGTGAGCCACGGCAGTTGTACCGCTGTGTCCTCTTGTTACATTTAAAGTGTTATCGTCAGTGTCTCCTGCTACAAGCATAAGTTCTTCCCCAACGAGTATAATATCTCCAGCTGTTGTAATCCCTGTCTCATCATCTACATCTACAGCTGTCTCACTATTGTCCAAAGCTTCATTAAGTTGTGTCTGCAAGGCTGTGGTCGTAATACCGCCAAACAAGCCTGCGCCCCAACCTGTGCCACCTACAGTCGTATCTAGTCCTACGTTTATCTGATACACACCGTCTACACCTGCACCGCCATTACCTGTGTCAGACCCGTTGGCCGTGGCACTCGCTGTAATAGTATATGTGTTAGCAGTCGGCACCGTAACAATCTGATGTTCT